GGCTCAACAATTGGGGGCGGAATCTGGGCGGCGTCTCAGTTCTTCGCACAGCTAAACGAGCAATCAGAGGCAGTCATTGCGGCCACGACACAAGCAGAAGGGTTGGCAACACGATTTGATGACCTTAGAGAATCAAATGCAACGCGCTTGCAAGCGATGGACGTAAAGCTGTCGAACATGGAGCAGGCTATGACTGCGGCAGATGTTGAAAATCTGCAAGGCAAGTTGGCTGAATTAGGCGCTAACCTTGTACAGATTATGGAAGCACAATCAGAATTGCTTGACCTACGCGACCGGATTAGTTCGGTAGAGAAAAGCTCATCTGAAACAGAACTGCGTGTTTCTGGTAAATTAGACGCACTGTCGACTATCGATGATCGCCTATCTCGATTTGAGAGAGACATGGACGATCTTTGGATGGCGATCGATGCAACAAACCCACTAGGTGGTAACTAATGGATAAATCAGAAGAAGCTTTGGTCAAAATCGAAATGCACGAGCGTGAGTGCGCACTGCGTATGAAAGCGATTGAAACTCGGCTTGACTCAGGCGCTGAGCAGTTTAAGCGACAAGAGCGTATGTTGCTTGCTGTCTACCCGTTTATTTTAGGCTCGTTGGTATTCGTGGAGTATTTTCGATGAACTTTGACAAAGTAAAAGGATTGGTAGGCTCACTTGCACCTACGTTAGGAGCCGCTTTAGGGGGCCCTGTTGGCGGCGCGGCCGCATCTATGCTGGCGGACGTCTTAGGTTGCGATCCTGCCCCACAGAAGATTGAGAGGGCTTTGGCGCAAGCCACGCCTGAACAGTTGGCCGAAATAAAAAAAGCAGAGCTAAATTTTGAAGCGCGCATGAAGGAGCTAGAGGTCGACGTTTTTGAGTTAGAGACCAAAGACATTCAGGACGCTCGATCTAACTTTTCAACAGATTGGACAGCTCGGACTATCGGCCTAATTATGGTGCTGTTCTTTTGTTCTTTCTGCGCGTTTATTGTTATCGAACCACCCGGATCTACGTCAATGGAATTGATCAATTTGATCCTCGGGTATTTGGGAGGGCTCGTATCGGCGGTAGTAAGTTTTTATTTCGGGGCGTCACAAAAGCAGGAATAACCTATGAGCAAGCTCGTTGCACAATTAAAGCGCCATGAAGGCGTCAAAAAGTTCTGTTACCTGTGCCCGGCCGGTTTTGAAACAATTGGTGTAGGCAGAAACATAAGCGAAAACAATGGCTTAGGCTTATCAGATGATGAAATAGATTACCTTTTGGAAAACGACATCAAAAGGTGCAAGCAGGAATTGATCGCACTGTCGTGGTTCATTGACCTAGATTCAGTACGTCAAGACGCTATCGTAAACCTTTGTTTTAACCTTGGACTGACCCGGCTCATGGGGTTCAAAAACGCTATGGCCGCAATGGCTACTGGCGACTACGCTAAGGCTGGTGATGAGTTTTACGACTCGCGTTGGGCTAAACAAGTAGGACCACGCGCCGACGAGGTTTGCGAAATGATCCGCACGGGCCGCTATCCTGAGTAACTTCCATGACGAATGCGCTTTTAAAGGACTTCGATGTTCTAAGCAGACAAGAGCAACAGGAGGCGTTAGCGCTCCTAGATCGTTACAAGCGGCTAGAAAAGCAGGATAGCTGTCAGCACGATTTTATTAGCTTCATCAAAAGCCAGTGGCCTGATTTTGTAGAGGGTCGACACCACAAGATTATTGGCGAAAAGTTCAATCGAATTGCCGAGGGCAAGCTTAAGCGATTGATTGTATGCCTGCCTCCTCGACATACTAAATCCGAATTTGCCTCTACATTTTTTCCCGCATGGATGATGGGCCTGCGAGGCAATCTCAAGATCATACAGACGACGCACACCGCAGAACTGGCAGTGCGCTTCGGCCGTCGTGTTCGTAACATTATCGACTCTGATGAATATAAAGAAGTTTTCCCGCAACTGAAGCTACAGGCTGATAACAAGTCAGCAGGTAGATGGACCACCAATCAAGGCGGTGAATCATTCTATGCCGGTGTGGGTGGCGCAATTACAGGACGTGGTGCGGACCTACTCATTATCGATGACCCAGTTTCGGAACAAGATGCTCTGAGCCCTACTGCCATGGATTCGGTCTATGAGTGGTATACCTCTGGTCCTCGTCAGCGTTTACAGCCGGGAGGCATCATCGTAATCGTTATGACGCGATGGTCCACCAAAGACCTAGTGGGCAAGGTCTTGAAAAGGCAGGGAGACGATCACGCAGACCAATGGGAAGTCATTGAGTTCCCTGCGATTATGCCGGAGTCTGACGAGCCGCTTTGGCCAGAGTATTGGAAAAAAGAAGAACTGCTCTCGGTCAAAGCATCACTACCAGTGGCCAAGTGGAATGCGCAGTGGATGCAGGACCCTACCGCAGAAGAGGGTTCTATTGTAAAGCGCGAGTGGTGGAATATGTGGGAGCAAGACCACATCCCGCAGTATGACTACGTCATACAAAGCTACGACACGGCGTTTTCCAAGAAAGAAACGGCTGACTATTCGGCGATTACTACGTGGGCGGTGTTTAAGCCACGAGATGGAGATCCTGATCAAATCATACTGCTTGACGCAAAGCGGGTCAGAATGGACTTCCCCGAGCTTAAAAAACTGGCTTGGGATGAATACAAATATTGGGAGCCAGACTGCGTTCTTATTGAGGCCAAGGCGTCGGGCACCCCATTGACGCAAGAACTGCGCCGCATGGGCATTCCAGTGACAGCCTATACGCCAAGCCGAGGTCAGGATAAGATTGCCAGAATGAATTCTGTGGCTCCCATATTTGAGTCTGGTATGGTATGGGCACCTGAACAACAATTTGCCGAAGAGGTGATAGAAGAAATGGCTTCCTTCCCTTACGGAGAGCACGACGACTATTGTGACTCGGCGACAATGGCATTGATGCGGTTTCGACAGGGCGGTTTCCTGTCATTGGAGAATGACCACGTCAATGAAATGCACCCTTTGAGGCGTGACAGAAAGGTATATTATTAATGGCTATTGAAAAGCGAGAGCTAGGCACACAAGACGATCCCGATGTAATACCTTTTGGCAACGCAGTTGAGGTGACGCCTGAACCAAGCCGTGCCGATCAAATCCGCTCTGCGGCAGAAATCTTGGTTACGGAAGAAGATATTCTTGTGGATGACGAGATTGACGCGCCTGTAGAAATGGAAACAGGCATTGCATTTGACTCAAACCTTGCTGAGTTCCTCGTTGATAGCGATTTGATGCGTTTAGCCAAGGACGTCTTGGGCTCTATTGAATCCGACAAAGAGTCCCGGTCAGAGTGGGAAAAAACGTATGTCGACGGATTAAAATACCTCGGAATGAAGTTTGACGAGGCTAGAAGCTCACCCTTCCAAGGCTCCACTGGCGTCATACACCCAATTTTAGCTGAGGCTGTGACACAGTTTCAGGCGCAGGCATACAAAGAAATGTTGCCTGCGAAAGGTCCCGTTAAGACAGAGATCGTCGGTGCAAGATCTCCCGAGGTAGAAGCGCAAGCTTCGCGGGTCGAAGAATTCATGAACTTCTACATTCTCAACGTAATGCAGGAGTTTGATCCCGAGCTAGACATGATGTTGTTCTACCTGCCTCTCGCAGGGTCTGCTTTCAAGAAGGTGTACTACGACTCAGCTCAAAACAAGGCGATGAGTAAGTTTATTCAGCCTCAAGATTTAGTCGTGCCTTATGAGGCCACCGATATCTTTACGGCAGAGCGTGTCACCCATGTATTACAGATGTCCAAGAACGAGATTCGCAAGTCACAACTCAGCGGATTCTACCGGGACGTCGAGCTTACAGGTGGCAGTTACAACTTAAGTCGTGACGAGATCGAAGAGCAAATTGACGAGATCGAGGGCATGGAGCCCAGTTACAACAACGATCGTAATCATACTGTGTATGAGGTGCACACCGTCCTTGACTTACCCGGTTACGAGGACACAGATGCGGAAGGGCGCCCTACAGGGCTTAAACTTCCATATATCATCACAATTGATGAGCCGTCTCAGCGTGTTTTAGCTATCCGTAGAAATTACGCTGAAAACGACCCTCTTAAGCAGAAGATCAATTACTTCGTGCAGTACAAGTTCCTGCCCGGATTAGGCTTCTACGGACTAGGCCTGAGCCACATGATTGGTGGTTTAGCTAAAGCGTCGACCTCGATTCTTCGTCAACTTATTGATGCCGGTACGCTGGCTAACTTACCTGCTGGTTTCAAGGCTCGCGGTATGCGCATTCGTGACGAGGATGATCCGCTACAGCCCGGCGAGTTTAGAGACATCGACACCACCGGCGGTAGTCTTAAAGAAAACCTTATACCTTTGCCAATCAAAGAACCCAGCAATGTCTTGATGCAGTTGCTAGGACTATTAGTAGATTCGGGTAAAAGGTTTGCGTCCATAGCCGACATGAATGTTGGTGACATGAATCAGGCCATGCCAGTAGGCACTACCGTAGCTTTGCTGGAACGTGGCACCAAGGTAATGTCTGCGATTCATAAGCGCTTGCATTACAGCCAGCGTGTAGAATTTCAGTTATTGGCTAAGGTTTTTGCTGAATACTTGCCGCCGTCCTATCCTTATTTAACGGGCACCGGGCCGCAGGAGATAAAACTACAGGACTTTGATGGTCGTGTAGACATCATACCGGTCAGTGATCCCAACATTTTCAGCCAGAGCCAACGAATCACCATGGCTCAAGAGCTATTGCAGTTAGTGCAGTCAAACCCAGAAATCCACGGTCCTCAAGGAATGTACGAGGCTTACCGACGTATGTACGCGGCCTTGGGTGTTGATAATGTTGAGGGGCTACTGCAACCGCCTGCACCACCGCCCACGCCTATGCCTATTGATGCTGGTACAGAAAACTCTGGCTTTATGATGGGAGCACCGGCACAGGCCTTCCCACAGCAAAATCATCAAGCTCATATCGACGCGCACCGAAGTTTGTTTTTGACAGATATCGTAAAAAATACGCCACCTTTACAGGGCGGTATCATTGCGCACATGATGCAACACTTGCAGTTTATGGCTTCAGATATGGCTCAGGAGCAGTTGCCGCAGGAGCTACGTGACCAAATGGAACAGCTCAGCCAAGCAGTTCAATCGGGTCAAGTGCCTCAAGAGCAGGTGCAACCTATGCAACAGCAGATGAACGATATGACGGAGCAGTATTCCGCGCCTATCTTGGCTCAGCTCACTCAAGACCTGCTCATGAGTATTGGTCAAGGCAGTGACGAAGATCCATTAGTGGAAATTCGTAAGCGTGAGCTAGAGCTTAGAGATAAAGAAATGGATATGGACCAAGCTCAGTTTGAGGCAAAAGAGCAAGCGCGCTCAGACGAAAAGCTACTCGAAACTGAGATAGCCAAGCAACGCATACAGACACAGCGTGATATCAATGATGAGAAGATGGATTTAGCTATTCAGCGCCTACAACAGCAGGCTGAACTCAAACTTCTCGAACTTAACGCCAAATTTGGAGGCACAATACAATGATTAGCTACATGAAAGAGGCAATTGCAAAGCTTCGTGAATGGAAAAAGCAAAGGTCAGCAGACGAGGCGAAAGCTCGCGAAGCGGAAGCTAAAGCAAAGGCTGACAAAAAGGCGGCTTCTGACGCAAGAATTGCGGCCAAAAAAGCCAGAATCGAAGGCGTTGAGCCTGCGCCAGTTGCGGCACCGGCTCCAGAGCCTGCGCCAGCACCTGCGGCTGAACCAGCACCTGCGAAAGCTAAGGCTAAGCCTAAAGCTAAAGCAAAGAAAGCTCCAAAGAAAGCACCAGCAAAGGGGAAAAAGTAATGGCACTTAAAAAAGGCAAGAAAAACATTGGCGATAACATCAAAACTGAGATGAAGGCTGGCAAGTCACATAATCAGGCTATAGCTATCGCCATGAAAAAAGCTAAGGAAATGAAGAACGGCGGCGCTGTTAAGCGCGTCGTTAAAAAGGTTCGCGGCGGCGGTGCGGCCACAAAAGGCCTGAATTTCTATGAGATTGACTGATGCGAGAGGTTGATCTTGCTAGTGCAATTAAAAAGGCGGTCGAAGATCGTCGTGAGACCTTAACCGGGACGTTGACTTCCGGTGCACTAACGTGCATGGAACAATACAAATATATACAA